TAAACCATTTTAATTTATACGAATTTTTTGTAATAATGTTACAAATCTTTTGTTTTAATATGTGCAAATGTATAAAAGAAATTTAAGAAAACATAGAGTATTTATATAAAATTGTGTTTTTATGGTGAGTTCTATAAAAAAAGTGGTAAATGAAGAAATTGAAAAGAATGTAATTAATGAATCATATGTTATAGGTGGTGATAATTTTAATTTTAAACAACTCGTAAAAAATGTGTATTTTTATAATTATAGTGGTTTTTCAACAGAATTTGATGCTGATGTTACAGAAAGTAATATTATAATCACATGGCAAGTTTCATTTTGGTTAAATGATATGGGTATTGAAAATTTTATTATTAGTATAGAAAAACTTGAAGGAACTTATAATATGGAAATGCATAATATTCATTCAGATGAAATAGAACAAAAATCGCAAAAAAATATCGAAGAAACTAAATGGAAATTCGTTATTAACGAAAAAACTTCACTTATATTAGGTAAATCATTATATGTTAAGGATTTAGAATTTGATTTCAAAAATCAAACTTGCAAAGTAAATTTTCAATAAAATAAACATGTTGGAATTCTGAATTCGTCAAATGACGAATTTTTTTATTTGTAGCGATGACGAGAATCGGACTCGTATTTGCTCCTTATGAGAGAGATATCCTACCGTTGAATGACATCGCTAAATTATGTTGAGAATTTAATCTCAACATATGTTCTTTTGTGTCCAATTCTATGTTCTTCAACAATTTTAATTGGTTTTCGCATCCATTGTTTTCTATTTTTAGAAACCAATTTCCAGTTTGGAAATCTTGTATTATTTCCTTTTCTTTTACCATGACAAGTTTCCATGTCATCGTAAATAATTCCACCATACCATTTTTTGCCATTATTTTCACCAAGATGAAAACCACAGTATGAACAATGAATTTTTCCTATTCGTTCAAGATGCAATTTATATGCACGATTGAATTCGCCACGATTTGTGGTTGTTTTTACTAAATTTTTATTTCCCATTTTTCTTGTTACGCTTTAGTGCGTTACAAGAATTCAAAATTTTTTTCATATTTTATATTTTTGAGATTATATCTTTATGTTTTTTCAATGACCATTCAATGCTTTTCCATGTTAATTCCATTGCTTCTGGATTATCTAAATCAATTTCAGATTCATCAATTTCTTCAGGTATTTCTTTGAATTTTATTTTACTATTTTTTCTTAATCCAAAATTCATAAATTTTCATTTTTTATTATTACTGACTTAATATATTTTTTACCATTCCATTCATCATGCCAACGATTATTAAATTGGTCATATGCGAATAATTTAATTCCACCAATATATGGGTCATAAATAAATACCCGAAAGTCATCAAAACCAAATATAATGCAATAATGTCCGTGAGTCCAAGTATTTTTCCAAGATTTCTTATATTCTTTATTTGCTTGTAAAAGAACAATTACTGGTTTTTTAGTAATTATTTGATTTTTTAAATATTTAATATTTTTACGTTCTTCTAAATTGGTTTCTAAACCAAATTTTTTTAGTAAAATAACTAATTTTTCTGGACATAATCCATCAATTGGTGAAATTTTTGATATTTTTAAAAGTGTATTATAATCAACTTTTATTTTAGAATGTTTTAAGTACGACCATGCTACTGCAAGACTACAATCAAAATCATAATTCTGTTCACGCATGGGAATCTGTAATACCATATACATAAAATTTCCCTTCTATTTGTCTCCTTGGTCGGAGTCGAACCGACACGCCCGAAGGCACTCGCTTTTGAGGCGAGCACGTGCTACCAATTTCATCACAAGGAGTTATCCTCTTTTCTTTATAATTCGTCTATATTCAATTTTTTTTCTTTCAGTTATTTTAACTGATTTTCCACATCCACAATCATCTTCTTTTGGATGTGGTTTTCTAATATTTGCCATAATTAATTAATATTTTTTCAGATGGTTTATTATAAACAAGAAAACCACCACTACACATTATTCTATTAGGTATATTAAATTGACAACCAACAGGTACAATTATTATTGGATAGTTAATTGGTGTTGATTGATTTATAATTAATATATTCATTGTTATTATAAGTTTTTATATAAATACTTTAATTAATTTATTCGTAGCGAAGATGGGAATCGAACCCACACGAACATTACTGTTCACAGGTTTTTAAGACCTGCATGTACTACCTATTTCATCACTTCGCCATTATTTATTATTCCAAAATAATGCAATTTTTTTACAAAATGCAATTGTTTCTTCTTCTGTCATCGTATTTTTCATATAATTAATTGGTGTACTTACAAAAACAATATTATCTTTTTCATATGGTTTATTTGAATTTATTCTATCTAAAGATGCTGCTTCTTGTATTGAAAATTTTTTTGTTTTAGAATAATTTGGCAATTCTAATTGTATTCCAGTATAAGGACAAATTCCATTTTGTTTTTGCCATTGTTCTTTTAAATCAATTAATGTTAAATTCCCTAATTTATTTCTTTGTTTTGCTCTTCTAATAAAATCACGAAAACCTGTATATTCATCTTTATGATTATTTGCAATTAAAAATTTTGGATTTCCTATATATCCTTCAAAATTTTTTCGATTGATATCATTACGATGGATTGCTGAACATCTTAATGAACAAAAATGATTTTTATTTCTTTTTATTTCGGATATCGATTTTTCAAAATCATTTCCACAATTATCGCATTTAATTAATTTAGTTTTTCTTTTTTTTAAATTTTTCATCTCCATCAATATTTTAATATAAATACTGTGGAGATGAAAAATATTTGGTGGAGATGCGGGGCATCGATTCCCCGGTGTTGCAATGTGATTAATAAGTTTTCTACAAGTTTATTTGATTTTCCTAAATCAGCAAAATGTTAATTGTATTTTTCCAGAACAACTACAAAACTGTCCAGAATTGTTTTTACTTCCCTTCTGACTTGGAAGTTTTTTGCTGTTTATTTTTTTCCTATTACGCAATTGCAAGTTCAGCACTCTTTACAAATACGCTATTTCCTTTTGTCAAGGAAGTAGGAATAGACATAATGTCTTCTGCATTTATTGTTTTGAACCTTTTTAAAAGTAGTCCGATTCAACTACTACTTGCTTACATCATTTTTCTACATACAGTCAAATCCATTCATCCCCATTATTTTAAAGAACTTATTATATTAACCATGTGTTCCATCAGTTAATGATATTCCATGTTTTAAACCATGAATGAAATCATCAACAGTATTATCTTTATCAAAATATTTAGCAATTACAATACCAATTTCATTACCAATATCAGATAAATCACCACTATAACATATAGATTTAAGTTGTGATATTATTTCATCGCTTATTTTACTAAAATTTTCCATTTTACATTAAACATTTTTTCATAATCATTAGCATCAACAAAATTTATTTGCATATATCCAACTCCTGTCATTATTCCGATTAATAAATACTTAGGATTTATTAATCCTTTAAGTGAATTATCATCAAATATACGGTCTTCAGTAATATTTTTTTCAATTAGACATCGAATAACATATTTATTATCTTTAGTTTGTTTAATAAATCGAGCAGGAATTATAAATATTTTATGCAATTCTTGTTTCATTTATTCTTTTCAGATTTTTTTCTAAAACTCCATTTATAATCAAAACCATGTTGAGTAATTTTATATTTATCAGCCACTTCAATAATTTCTTTTTCGCCTTTACCAAGCACACCACCCATAAACATACTTATTTCTTGAAATGCTTGAAAACTATCAAATATTTTATAAAAATGATAATCGCTTAAAATTGGATTAATAAAAAGTTTTTCATTACGTTTATGATAATGACCAATATTTATTCTATTATAATCACTATCATAAATAAAAACAGGTGCTTTAAAATCTCTAAATAATTGAAGTGAATTATAATTTTTAATATAATTATACTGCTCTTCAAGGTTTCCATACCAACCTTTATTATCAATAATTGTTTTTATTAAATCAAAATCATATGTAATTGTAGTTGTAAGTTTTTCTGGATAAACTTTTCTGTTTTCGCTATATAATTTCCAACCAATATATAGTTTTCCACAAAATCCAATAATAAAAGAACTACAATTTTGATAATTTTTATGTTGTTCATTTTTTATTGTATGATTTTCAATATTTAAAAAAGGTGAATCTTTACTTTTTTTCCAAGAAAATCCCTTTCTTTGAAATATTGATGGAATTTTTTTTTCTTCAACCTCAATTATTTTACGGTCATAAACAAGTGTTTTATCGATACCCATCGTACCAACAACACCATCGTAATAATCTTTTTTATTGTAATTTATTATTAACATAATTTGACAAATTTAGTTTATTATATAAATATATGCAAATAATATAATATTTATTTTTTATTTTAGCACGTCTGGAAGTAATCGAAACCTCATCCACGGGGTTGGAAGCCGTTATCTTAACCATTAGACGACAGACGTATATTATAATTAATTTATTTTGTAGCACAAGTGAAATTCGAATTCACACTTTAACGGGTTTAAGCCGTTTCTCTCTACCAATTGGAGTACTGTGCCATATTTTATTGTGATTATCTATATAACTATTTGATAATGTGGAGCATGAGGAATTCGAATCCTCCTGATTTTCTCGGTGCAGACGAGATGACCAACCCTAGCAGTCCCATACCCCATTTTATTTCGTGTAAAATTTAATCCATTTTCTTATCGTATTATCACTCACACCATATTTTCTTCCAGTTCCAGTATATCCTAATGTTTTAACTTCTTCTTGAAGTGTTTCAAATGATGGTCTATTAACTTTTCTTTGTTTTAATGAATAGCAATTAACACATGTTTTAGAATTATTTTTTATTTTTTTACCACAATTACAAATATTAATTATTTTATTTTTTATTATTTTTTCTTTATGAACTTTAATGTTAATTATTTTTCCATTATGAATATTTCTAACACCTTGTGTTGGCATTTGTGAATGACAATTTGGACATAAAATTCTTAAATTTTCTAATCTATTATCATTGTGTATTCCATTAATATGGTCTAACTCTAAACCAAGTTTATTATTATTCCATATTTCATTTTGTCCACAAATTCCACATTTTCTTTCTTTTAAATTTAATTCAAATAATTTTAATTTTATTTGATGACTTTGCCATCCCATACCATTTAATTTTAAAACAAGTTTAATGAAACTTTCTATGGTATGTCTATTTCGTGGCGATTTACCTCTATTCCAACTTTGTCCAAGAAAATGTGATGTATCAATATTATATTTTTTTATGGTTTTTGAAATATGTGCATGATTACCACCATTAGCATTTAATTTTAAATAACGTAATACTTCACTAATTGCTTTGCTTTTAAGAACAATTGGTTCTAAAAATTCTTTTGTATATTTCATATATTATATTTAATATAAATACATGAAATATTAGGAAAGATTATTGTTTTTTAAAAAATATCTTTGTGTGAATGACTGGAGTCGAACCAGCAAATTTTCGAGTCTAAATCGATTGCCTATTAACCATTTGGCTACATTCACGTTTATTGTCTCTCAAGTCGGACTCGAACCGACACGCTACTATTATTTCGCACTGGTTTCTTAAACCAGCTTGGCTACCAGTTACAACACTGAGAGAAAGGTATCACCTTTTTAACCGATAAATATTAAATATCGGTAATTAAGGCGATATTATGATTGTATTTGGCACTACAATCTTTTGTATTCCCTGTAGGCTTCGAACCTACGACATTTTGCTTGTAAGGCAAACACTCTGACCCATCTGAGTTAAGGGAATATATTTGTTGATAAAAGCCAGCATTAAATCAAATTTTATATGATAATGTTAGTATTTCCAACATCATATTTATTTCTGTACTCGGTATGTTAATCGAAAACATATTTAAAAGAATGAGAATCTTTTGTCCTAACCATTAGACGAACCGAGCATTTATCATTCTGGTTGTATTAAAAAATGTTTATAATGAAAATGAATTTTAGTTTTAAAAGATGTTTCAAAAAATTCTCCCTGCTCTTTCATATCTTCATCGTTTTCTTCATATTTCCAAACAACTATAACATTATTAAGAGATTTTGCTGCTTTTTCTAATATATTAAAAACTGCTTTATTTGATAATGAATTAATATATTCAAATTCACAAGTAATTGTTAAATCAACATTAGAATGTTCTTTAATAAATTCATCTAATGCTTTATCAATATCATCAAAAAACATTGAGGAATTCTCAGGAAATGATTTTCCTGTTATTGTAAGAATACCTTTATTAATATTAAAAAAAACTGCGGGTGTACTGTGAGTTGCATTAATATACAAATTTTTCATAATTTAAATTTTAAATTTATATTTCAGTACTGCATGAGGAATTCGAATCCTGCGAAGCCTTTCGGCACTTGCTTGAAGGGCAAGCCACTTTAACCACTTGTATAATGCAGCAAATTAATTATTTCATTTTTAATATAATTTAATATAACAGATAATTATTATAACACATTAATAATCATTGCCGTCCCCGTGGGATTCGAACCCCTCCTTATCATAGACAGTGATACATACTAACCATTATACTACGAGAACGAATTTCCAACATGTCAAAGAACAGTATACAAAGAAAAATTTTATTTGTTACAAATTCTAAAAAAAAATCCCGACCATTTTAGCAGTCGGGATTTTTCATTTAAGAAAGGAGGTGTTATTTGTAATAAATATTACCCGACTGAATATAATGTATCTTCTGCATCTGCCCATAATAGGACAACTGCCATCTCTGATACCAATATGTCGAGTACTTTTTTCATCATTTTAAAATTAAAAATAGTTTCTTTTATTCTAAATACGTTGCAAAGATATAAAATGTTACAATATATACAAACTTTTTTTAAATTATTTTTTATATACAATATTTTTAGACGTTCTAAAAAGTATTTATTAACATTAAATGGCTAATAAATATCTAACACTAATAAATTAATGGAAAATAACACAATTTGGACGCTTGAAGCTCTTAAAGAGCATTATGATGTTGTATTAAAAAATCAATATGAACATTATAAAATATTGCTTGCTGAAAGAGACGAACGTGTAACTCAAAGGTATCAAGCAATGGAATTAGCTGTTAATAAGGCAGAGGTTGCAACAGAAAAACGTTTTGAATGTGTTAATGAATTTCGTGCACAACTTGGTGACCAGTCGAGAACATTAATGCCACGTATTGAGACAGAAGTATTGTTAAAAAATGCTAATGATAAAATTGATGCACTTACAATTAAAGTCGAAAAATCTGAAAATATAAAAGCAGGTGGAAATGCTATGATTGCATACATTGTTGCGGGAATATCAATACTAATCACAATTATTACATTATTAGGAAAATTTTGGGTTAAATAAAAATTAAGATAAATTAAGTGATTTGAAATAACTATCAAATAATGATTTAATATTTCGACTTCCAACTGGATTCATTGAGTGTATTAAAATTGTTTTTGGTAATTCTAATTTATTGTCAATGCAATAATCTATTAACCATTTAGCACAATGATAACCAGTTTTTTCTTCATATTTAGGTATAAAGAAATTCTTAGCATAATCTTTATATTCAATGTGTGAAATTTTTGTATTTATTGTTACTTTGAGATTTTCATATTTCCAAATAAATCCACCAGCAATTTTTCTTTCACCTCTAGCACATTTTGCAATGTTCGAAAAACTAATATTTAATTGCCTTCCTGCTTCATTAACTGAACCATAAATATTAATTAGATTATTATTTATATCATATTGAGATACTGTCATACTATTTTTATGGTTTTCACCATATGCAGAAAAATCTCTATATAATACATTATGTGAATGCCATATATTTTCAGATGATGTACACCACTCTAAATTATTAATATGATTATTCCATCTATTTCCATCAATATGATTAACTTGTGATTTTTCATTATTAATACCCATAAATGATTCTAAAACTAATCTATGAATTTTTTTGTGTATATTTTTACCGCAATTATATAATGTTACATATAATCCAGATATGTTTTTTAATGGAGTTAAAATATTATTACCTGTTGTACCTTTTGATTTTTTTGTTCTTAAAATACGACCAAAATTTGAAACCATGTAAATTCCTTCATATCCAATAATATCCATCCACTCTTCAGAATTTTCCAAATCATGGTCAAAACTAATAGTTTCTGGAATACCATTTTCTTGAATCGTTTTCACAAATTCATCATAATTTCGTACAATTTTCCAATCAAGAATATTATATATTGGATTCCCTAAATAATAAAAAGAATCGATAGGACTGCGGAAGTCATCAAGAAATAAATTATATGACATAATAATTAATTTAAAATTTTAACAAAGATAATTAAAAAAATTAATATTGCTGTTCTGGTAAGATTCGAACTTACAAACTCACTAAAGAGCATCAGAGTCAAAGTCTGACATGTTTAGCCAATTTCATCACAGAACAATTTATTGTTTCAATATATTCAAACCAGCAATATATTAATTACATCACTAGAGAATTTGGGGGTGATGAGGTATTTGAAACCTCCCCGACAGAACCACAATCTGGCATGCTACCGCTACACCAATCATCCCATATAAATTATATATTATTATTAGGTATTTCAAAGAACTTTGCTAAATTTTTAGTTAACCTTTTGGTTATGCAGTGATTACTACGTGCAAGTAATTTAACATCAATCACTTCGGGGTGACACGGTTCGAACGTGCGAGGGATTTCTCCACCTGCTTCCAAGGCAGGACTGCTACCAACTACAGACCTACACCCCGATATATATAATAAAAAAACCCCACTCTTACGAATGGGGTCAACATTAACCTAAAACTTCTTTCGAAAAATTTAAGCATAATTTCCCCATTCAGACATCTGTGGATGTTGCTGTGGTTGGGGTTGAATATGTATTAAATTTTTCATAATCTAAAAATCCATAATATGAATAACAAAATGACTACAAATATATGCAATAAAATTATAAATACAAATAAAAATTGAAAAATATTTTTATAAAAAATTGCATCACTTTTATTGTGATGCAATTACTTTTAAAATTCTTAGTCAAGTCTTAAAAATTTACATAACCACTTTCTGGCAATAAATTTTTAAAAATCATTCCTGTTCTCAGAGCTAACTTAATTACTAATTAAGCAATGATTCTCTGTTCATAAATACATAGATTGTAAATATAATTTCAATATTTTTGATGATATTCATCAACTTTTAAATAATATATTTAGTATTTATAAAAAAATGATTTTGATGAAGAATAAAAAAATCATAAAAATAATTAATGAAGTAATTACAGAATTCGATTTTTTAGGTAATGATGAACATCTTAAAGGACAGGAAGACATTACTTTGCTAAAAAATGAAGATATGCAAAAACAATTTATTTGTGATTCACTTTTAAGTAAAAAAAATAAAATAAAAATTGTAGAAGTTGCTGATGCTCGTATTGGTGGAAATTGGGACGAGGATTTAGATGATGCAAATAAACTTACAATTGAATATTACTTGAAAATTCAATATACTTATGACCTACAAAAAAAACCAATTATATTTTATTTAAATTTCGATAGCGATAATATTTCAATTAGTAAAGATGGTTTTTATGATAAGGGTGGTAATGATGTTGCACCATATGGTGAATCATGGTTTAACTCATTAAATTGGAATGATATAAATGTTACATTATCTACTGAAGACGGTGATGAAATAGAATTTATTGCATTCAAAAAAGCACCACAAAAAATACAAATGTTATTTATTAGGGAATATACTGCAGACTTTATTGGAACAGAAACTAAATTGGATATCCGTACAAGAGAAATGAATGATAAGATTCAAAATATTCCTTATTGCTAATCATGACAAATGAGAGAAAAAAAATATTAAATAAAGTTAATGAATTAATTGATAAAAGAAAAAATGAGTTACTTAATGAATTATCAAAAAACAATGTATTAGAATTAGATGATTCATATGTAGTTACAACAAATACTATTTAATTACCATTTTTTTAAAAAACAATGCGATTTAGGACTTCTTACTTTTGCGGGCATATAACAGCCACAAAGTTTACAGAAATTTCTTTTATTTAATTTATCACAATTGTTAACACAAATTTCAATTCTTTTTTTTGCTAATTCTTCTGTTTTAAGATTTGGAAAAGTGAAATTTTTCCACCCAGTATAAATTTCTGATAATTTACTCATATTTAACGATAAATAATTCTACCACCCTTATTCACAACAATACTTGGATTCTTTTTTGATTCTATTAATGCATTATGAAGTACTTCTGGTGAAGTAAACGCTTTATCATATATTCTAAGTTTTTGAATTCCACCAATAAATCCAGAATCAAAATTTTGTTCTATAGTTAAATTATTTTTTCTTTCATCTTGTACTAAAATATCTGAAGCAGTATATGTAAAATTATTAATATATAATGTGCCACCAGTATTGAATAATCCATCTGTTTCGATTAATATTCCCACATATACAATATTTTTTCCTGAATTATCTTTTGTTCTAAATGTAGTTTTTATTGGTAACCAGCCATTTTCTCCCGTTAATATAATATTAGGATTTTCATTACCAAATCCGACAGTTAATGCGTTTTCTGGAGTAACAGGAATTCCATTTATACCATAATACATTACTTTATCCAATTCATATTCATATTCACATCTATCCATAAATGGATGTAATCCAAGATTTTGAAGACTTAATATATATTCATTAGTTAATGGATATATATATTCAGTACTATTAATAATATCAATATCAACATTATCACTATACATTATTACTGATATTTTATTAATACTGCCACCACTAAAAAAACTATTATTAAATAATGATAAATTAGTAATATAATCTCTATTTGATAATACTGAAATCGGTTGATTGAATTTTATAAAATATGTATTTCCAGTTCCACCAGTATATTGTATGCGCATTACTGTTAATGGATGTTTTACATTAGGATTACATTTATCAATATATGTAAATGTTGTACTATCAGCACTTAATGATAATCCTGCTAAATATGTATCACCTGTTGGTGCAGTATAACAATCTGTTGAAATAGGATTGGATTCTACCAAAAATTTGTTATTAATATAATTTGTATTTTGACCACTATATATCACATAAGTTTGATAATCGTAATGCCATGAATGTTTCAAACCAAAACTACCACCACCCCAACTTATAGAATATGGTACACCTAATTGCTTTTCTTTATCATTAGAAAATGATTTAAAATAAAATTCAGGAAAATCATGTAGTATCCAAACTGCACGACCATTAGCATAAAAAATTAATTTACCTAATCTTTGTTCTGTACAATCAATTAAATCTGGGTCATCAATTGTATTATTAGGGGTAAATACAATTGTAATTATAGTTAAACCAGTAATTCCACTTAAAACTTGTGTAGATTGATTTGTAATAATATTACCATTTGTATTAATATATTTATAAGTTAATCTTTTATCTTGTGTTATTTCAAATGCAATTACATTATTTTTAATATTATTAATTTCAGGAGCTTCATTAAATATATTTTCTTTATTATCTTCTGGTACTTTAAAACCTTTTTTAATTATTTGTTTTTCTATAATTGCATCCAAATAATTTTCAAAACTTGTTGTTACACCTGTAAATGAAGTTTTTCCTGTTATAGTTTCACCACTAAAATATGGATTATATTTATCTTCTGCACGTGCACCCATCATATAAAATATACCTTGTGAATCAGGTTGCAAATACAATAAATTTTCAATAGTTATACCATTATTATATCGTGCTGGTAATAATTCATATTTATAATCATTTAATTTAAAAAAACCTTGTAAATATCCACCATTAAGTTTGAAATAATTACCTGTTATACCACTTGTAATACCAGTTATTGGAAGAAATTGTGTTATTGCTATAACGCCACTTGTTTCTCCTGATAAAGGATTATAAACTATATTATAACCAACTCTATACATAGAAAATAATGTATCTTTTGGTGTAAGTGTAATTCCACTCCACATAATATTAGTTCTACCATTATCAAAAGAAGTAAGACCAAAATCAATTAAATTAATATTATCAGAAACAGCACCATTCCATTTGGTTAAACTGAAAGCAGTTAATCCTGTATTCCAATTTTTCCATGATTTTATATTAGTTAAATCAATGTGTATTGCCAAATTATTGGGAATTATATCATTTAAACATTCTAAACTCATTTTGTATAAGAATTTAATTATAAATACTAAACCCATTTAAATATAGTTGAGTATTTATTAAAAATGATAAAATTAAACGTATTGCTTCATATAAAGTATTTATATAAAATAAAATAAATTATAAAAATCAAGAACATGAAAAAAAATGATAAAAAAAGACTTTTTGAGGTCATGAGTAGGCTCGACAAAACATTCAAGCCAAAATTAAATGAAGATGTTGAAATGGGTGCTGAAGTAAGTCCAGAAGAACCCGTAGCAGCATTACCATCAGGTGAAGAAACTTCCGAAGAAAAAACTCCCGAAGAAAAACTTGCAGAATTAACAGCAAAAGTTGATGAACTTTATGCTATGCTTCATGGTGAAGAAGAGGAAGAAGTTCCTGCTGAAGAAACTGGTGAAGAAAATCCTGAAAATCTTCAAGAATGGAATTTTGATAAAAAAAAGGGTGAAGAATCTAAAGAAAAGAAATTTGAAAAAGCTGAAGAAAAAGAATCTAAAGAACATGAAGAATCTGAAATTCCTTCTGAAGAAAAAAAAGAACATAAAGAAAAGAAAGAGTTAAAAGAAGTAGAAGATAATGACGGAAAAAAAGTTCCTGTTGCTGCTTGGGATAAAGCAAAAACTGGTAAATAATTAAATTTGATATATTACAATTGAAATGAAAAAAGTATTTGATACTAAATCATTGCTTTTGGAAAATATGGCAAAATTAAATCCAGATTTTAAACTAACTGAAACCGATAAAAAATGGATTCAAAAAGCTGTTAATCCAGAACATAAAGGTTATTGTACACCCATGTCAAAACCTACATGTACTCCAAGACGTAAAGCATTAGCAAAACGTTTTAAAAAGGGTATTGAAGAATCAAAGATAATTTTTAAAGAAAATATTAATTTTCCTGATATTAATCTATATAAA